TTATTTTTCTATGTGAAATTTTGGATCTATTGTAATTAAAAGTTTTTTAAAGAGTTGTATTAATCGATCTCTTACCGATTTGAGGATCAATGTCATTGCGTCGAAATTTTCTACTTCTTTTTTTGTCTTTATAGCAATAATATTGCTGATTATCGAAATTCCGTCACTCACTATCAATAAGTCCATTACTACGGTTACGAACCATTTAAAGTTGTAATTGAGTCCTATACTCATTAATGCCAATGCAGTTGGAATTAGCAATACGGCTAATTTGGATACAAATCCTAAAGCCAATTTTTTAAAACTAAAAGCGTTACTTAATACTATGGTTTTGATAATGCCTAAAAAAGTATCCATTACCATAAGGTAAAACAGTACTTTAACAATTTCTATATCCATTTCTAAGTAAATAAAAATTCCGTAAAGCAATAGTTTTATTTCGTTTGAATATTCTGAAATTTTATGCATCACCGTTTTTTATAGGTTATAATCTTCTACGATAGATTTTTTTGGGCGTAATCAAAACTAATAACGTCAAGTAAGTTGGTAAATTTCTTTCCTAAAATCCATAGTGTTTTATCTTTTTCATTCGCCTAAATTATCACTTATGGTTTCCTGAACAGCACCAAACTTATTTGTTGAAGATTCCATAATAAAGTTGTCGTTTAATAATGCTCCGCATCATATGTTCTGCTTATGTCAATGCATAAACTAATTTTTCTTAAATTTCTTTAAAACTCTTTCCATTCGATTGTGGCATATGTAAAACACAATTCTTTTTTTTAGTGATTTAGTTAAATAATCTTTTGGGGTTTTCAAGCCCCAAAAGATCGTTATAATTAGATATTTAGATTTATTTTTAAATTTTTCAATCCAATGCCTAGATGTTAATTGTATCGGTCAATTTTTATTCATCTTTTATATTTGGGTCCCCTTTTACTTCAATTGCATTAGTAGAATGAGAAGTAGGTTTTCCATCAGCATCTAATACGACTACGTAATAAGTATAATTTAAATCACTATTTATGGTTCTGTCAATATAATATGTTTCACTCGTTTGATGAATTGGTTCAAAAAGTGTATTGGGGTATGTCTCTTTTCTATAAATTTCATAAACGACCCCAATGTTATTATTTGTATTTATGATCCATGAAAGGTCTATTCTATTAACACCCGTTAACGCAGCAGTGAAATTATCCGGAGTTGTTGGTTCTACAATTGACTTTGTAGTTTCTTTTACAGTATTGGAAGTTGATATATTTCCGGCTGCGTCTTCTGCTGTAATATAAAAACTGTAAGTTGTTCCTGTTGATAATCCTTTAGCATCATAGTAAAGAACATTGCCTAACGGAATTGGCAAAGCACCACTTCTATATAAAATATAATTAGTAACAGCTACGTTATCGCTTGAAGCTGTCCATCTTAAAGTTATACTTGTAGTTCCAATATTTGATATTATTAAATTTGGAGCTGTTGGTGGGATTGTATCACTAGATCCTCCTGTATATTGTATAAACTGAACTACTCTGTAAGGGTTTGTAAAATCTATAGGTGCAGCAACATTTGAATTATTTACTGCGCCTGTATATGTTTTTAAACCTCCATATTGCTCATCTGAAGCATTAACATAGTAATAATTACCACCGCTATTATCATCTGCCGAAACTGGTAAAGTTATATCTAGTGGTGGGATATTTTCTTTTTTCAATATTCTGCCTATTCTACCAGCAGTTTTCCCCATAGTATCAAAAGGAAATACTACAGAACCATTAGCATCTCTGTAATACGTTATACCATTACCTCCGTCTCCATCCAGAAGATCACCTCTCTCTTGTGGAGTTGGATTAAATAACCCTACAGGCATTTTTCCTTTTAATGGCACATATTCTTCCCAACCTGACGGAATAGGATCTGTTTTACCCCAAATAGCTATCATTCCAATAGGGACAGCGACAGCAGCTGTAATTTTGCTTTCTAAAGCTGTAATACGATCCATTAAATCGATTACCATATTGTTTTTAGTAACCTGATTTGAGCTGTCTATTGCTAAGAAAGAGCCAATAGAATTTGATGTATTTAAATTCTCTAAGTAGACTTTTCCTCCAATAGAAGTATTTTGCCAATCTGAATTATAATTTAATGTAAGTTTTGTATTATTGTTTACTAATGCTCTGCCTAAGGTTGATCCCAATCTAAAATCTGTAACTCTTACATTGGCTGTAGGGGTTTCTTTTATATCTAATTTTGACAATTGATAAATGTCTAAATCCAGATCGCCTTTCATTGCCTTTGAACCATCCAGAGGGAGATATGTTTGATTAATAGTATCAATATCAGCTTGTATCGACTGAATATCTTTTACGATTTTAAAATTTGCCAAATCATAATATTCTATTCTTAATGCATCGCTATTTTGAGAAATCCCGTTACCATATTCAGTTTCAGTGATGTATTCTGCTTCATAATCAAAATAAGCAGTTTGCGAAACTCCGGTTCCGTATACCAGATTTACCCCTGTTCTGGTGGTTTTTAGATAACCAGTATCAGTACCTTTGGCAATAGGGTATAAAATTCCTTCTGTTTGAGGTAGTGCCCTTCCGGAATCTTTGAGGTTATTTTCGTCTTGTTGGATAATAGCCCAGCCTTTTGCAGCATTAGTTGCTGGAGCTACAATATAATTATAACCTGTATTGATGCTTAAATGGCTTTGTAAAGCTCCAAATAATTCAGATCTGTACGCGGTTTGAAGTCTTTCTAAAGTTTCTTGCTCGAGAGGAAATCCTCCTGAATGACTAAAATTTACTTGTTTCATTTTTATGGATTTAAATGTCTGTTGTTTTATAGTATTTTGTTGTCTTGCTTTTATATTCTATTTCCTGATGTGTACGAATAGCTTTCGTAACTTTTACCAGCCAGTTTATAAAAGTTTAACAAATTGTGGTATTCAATATTAGCAACCTTAATTGCTTCTGATTGTACAGATTTATTGGGCTCGACAATTATAGTTTGATTTGTTATTAAACTTTCCGGAATAAATACCCTGAAATTGGCGTAAGCAATTGTGGTATAATCTGAACGATGAGCGAGATAAACAGTTTTATTGTTTCTGTTTTTATATTCCTCATGCGTAAAAACTTTTAATTGCGGAATTATTAAAGTGCCATCTGGTTCGTAATACTCTTTGTGCAGATATACATACTGTAAAGTTGGTTTGACCGATTCGTCTATATAAATTAACTCTTCTAATCGTTTCTGTTCGGTGCTTAAATTAGGATTGTAGATTTTCGTTGGATTATAGGTGTCGTTCAGCACTTTTTCCAGGTAAATAACCTGACCTGTATGCTGCATTTTATACAGAATCTCCTCGTAAATGGTATGAAGCGGAGTCAATAAAACATCGAGCCAGTCAAAATGTGTTTTTTTTCGAAGAATAGGAGGGATGAGCCATAACAACAGCTTTTCCCATTTTAAAACGGTGTATTTATTCATTTTATATATATTAGACTATTGTTTATCTCGGTAGAAAGTATAAGGAATGTAATTTACCTCAACCTGAAGTGTATCCATATCAAAATATCCTGCATTTGGAATAAAATATTCAATATTGGTTACATCCTTAAGGGTTTCAGGATCATCGCTGGGATTTGTTGCCCAGCCCGTTTCGACCTTTTTCAATATCGGAATTTTAACTCCCGTTGCTTTCTGAACGGCATCAACAAGATATGTTTTTACAAAAGCGCCATTAAACTCAATGTTTTTTAAATGATCTTTTGCTGCATCCAATACCGGAAAAACTTCACTTTCTAATATTAATGAGCCGTTTCTTGTATCTAATGGTTCTTCTAATAAGGCTAATTCGTAAGCCGCTAATTTGATTTGTTCTTCGTCATTTAAATCCCTGCTTAAACTTTTGAGTTGATAATATTCAATGTCTTTTGGATTAATATAAATCGTTAAAGGATCGATGTAAACATTCAGATTTAATTTAAGATTATCGCCCTGATCAGATGTGATGAAAACCTGATTTCCCGCATCTTTAATTTTAGCGATATATTCCTTAAAAGCAAAAAGCTCGTTTGGTACATCGATTCTCGAAATTTTGTCTTCTTTTACCGTAGCCACTTTTATAAAAACAACCCCAACTTTATTGTGGAAATAATCAGAGAAAATTTCTTGTACATCGCGATTGGGTTTAAGCACTGTTTCTAAGTCAATTTCGCTAACAGCGCAATATTTTATTATTTTTGCCTGTTCAATTTCGTCTTCAGATAAATCTGTAGTATCAAATTGATATGAACCATCTTTCCAGATAAGTGACATTCCGTTACTCGAATCCGGATCTAAAGGCATTCCGTAATGAAAATTTAAAGCCTGTTCGCGATACCAGTTTAGAGTGTGAGGTCTTGATATCAGGGCATTTTTTTCTACCACTTTTTCGTGAACCCAAATCGCAGTAGCGACGATATTAATCCAAAGTTTCCAAATCGCAGTCTTTGAATTCGATAATGAATCTGTTAAGCCGTTTAGGGAAGATTGTTTCCCTTTCTCAATCAGAATTTCATTCTGTATTTCAGCAATTGTACGTGCCATATTTTGATTTTTTAATATAGATTAGCCTGTAAGACATGTAATATGCTTATAGATAATTGTTTATGTTTTTTTTTTGTGAATGCTACAGAGATGTAGTTTCAGTTTTTTAAATTTCTAAAAAGGTGAAATTTAAATGAGGAATAGTTTATTAATAAATGATAAAATCATCTTCAATAATCATGTAATCAATTCCGGAGAAGTTATCCAGTAAATATTGCTCTTCGTCAGAAATGGCCGTTGCAGGTTTTAAGTTTCTCGAATTATAATATTCGACAATATCCTTTTTAAACGCTTCTCTGCCTATTTTTAAATCTTCGTATACAGAAATGTCATCTGTCAGGTTAAACTGGTCATTGTCTTCTAAAAGATCGAATACTTTTTCGATACTTCCATACTCTTGTAAAGAGATGTCAAAAATGTTTTGGTTTTCTTGTGGTTTAATAGTTCCCATCGATTTTAATGTTTTGTAAATCGTTGACGTCTAATGTTTTTACATAGAAGTTGTCATACGATAATTGTTTGTCTATTTCGTTTTCTAGTCTAAGCCTGGAGGTTGCATCCGGACTGTTAATGTATTTTTTTATTCCTACTCCCAGAATAGGAAACTCTTTATAACTTCCTTTCTGGCTTAACAATAGATGTTCTATATTTTGCTGATCTGCCTCATTAATGGCGAAATCTCCATTTGTAATTAACAAGTCCTCATCTATGATAAAATCTTTCATATGTCGTTATTATTTATTGTTTTTATTAATGAATATCTTCCTTTGAATTTGCGCGCCATACTCAAAAGATGATGTTTTATTTGATACTGTAAAAATACGCCATGATTTGCCTTTAACCAAGATTTTAAGGGGTAGTAATCAGTAGTTTCAGTAAGTTGATTTTTGTAGTTAAAGTTTTTAAAATCAGATAATTGATTTAGTTTTTTTTAGTCTAAAACCAGATCTTTAAACACCAGGAATGATCATGTCGATAATCACTTTAAAAATCATTTTTATGATGTTGTTTTTAATAGCATTCAGTTTTATTTTTGAAATTCCGGTAGTTTGAAGCGCTTGTAATGCCACTAAATCGAGTTGACTTTTTAAGAGCCATTCTAATTCTTCTTCGGTTAGATTTCCAGAAGCAAAAAGAATCATCCAGCGTTCCAGTTTTTCTTTAGATGTTTCTAAAAACGCATTTAGATCTTTTTCTAATTCGGCTTTGTTGTCTTTATAACTTTTTGTTATAATCGTTATTAATTTACTTTTTAACTCTTCTATAAGTTGCTCGCTATTCATGGTTTTAGGTATTGCTGTTGATTAAATCTAAAAGGGCATCTTTTGACTCTTTGTCTTTTTTAATTTCATATTGAATCAGTAAATCCAAAGCATCTGAAATTTGTTTTTTGGATTCTTCTATAAAAAGCGGAGATAAAATAACTTTCGTTTCCCAACGCTTGAAAAATCCGGATAAAAGATTTTTTTCTTTATTGGTTAGAATTTTCCACATCTCAAAAGAGATTTCGTTATTGGGTTTGTTTTTTTCGTATTCGATCAATTTTTCAATGTTGAGCTGTAAAGTCTCAATCTCTTCTTTATAATTAGTATAAGGTGTATTTGCCTTAGTCATTAATTTAGAAGTTTCTACTTTTAACTCTGTTGTTTTTTGATAAGAGTAAGGATCAAATAGGGCAGTTCTGGTTGAGGTACAAGAGCTAATTGCAAAAGTGATGGCAATTAAAAATACAGTATGTTTTAATTTTAAATATTTCATCTGATTATTTGTATAAGATTACATAGTTTTTTTTGTCGCGTTTTAGCTTGCTGAGTACTTTCCAGTCGCTATATCCTTTTTTATCAAAATGCGGAAGATCCTTAAATGTTTTCCAGTCTCCACCCCAATTCCAATTATATTTGGCGAAAATTTTGACACATTCCTGCCAATCCGAAATTTGATCATTATCCCAGTCTTTCACCGTATCCCAAGAAGCCACTTTACCATCTATAATTAAACAAATGTCTACTGCAAAACCATAATTATGAATGGATTGTCCGCCTTTTGCATTTGTTACTTTTTTTCCGGGTTTCGTTCTGCCAAAAGCATAAAGGTTTTCTTGTTCCTGAAATGATCTGAGTCCTTGCGTAATGCGAACTTTAGCCTTTCCGGTTAAGGCAAGATCACATTCCCCGATGATTTTAGTAACTTCTTCCCTAACCGAAGGATGAAGCAAATCAATGTGTTTTTTTGTTATTTGATCCATATTTGTATGTATTAAAGATTTTAAATTTTGAGAATAAAAAGCCTTTCTGATTGTTTGAAGACAATCTGAAGTTTTAGTATTTAGTAAGATTATTTGTGTTTTGAGATTTACTTAAGATGAAAGAATTTCTTAAGTAAATGATGTAAATATTCCTTTTTAAAAATGTGATTTTAATGGAATAAGTGTTTTAATTATAATATAAAAATACGCCGAAATAGTGTGTTTTTTAAAAATTTTAATGTATTTTAAGTCAGTAGTTTCAATAGATTATCTTGATTTTTTTGGGTTGAAAATCAAGATAAATGATAAAAAAAATCCATTTTTCCAGATCAGAAAAACGGATTTATAATAGAGAATAATAATTTTTTTAATCTATTATTTTATATTCTTTTTTAATGGTTGTTTTCTTAAGAGATTTGCCAGGTTTTCTCTTTTGAAAAAAATGTCTGGAACCTAGTGATTCAATATAATATTCTCCTTGATGAATCCCTTTTTCATAACCCAGCCAGGAATTTGTACCACCAGTTGGATCTTTTTCGGGAAATAGTTTGGATTTTATTACCGCAGCTATTGTATTTTGCATGTCGCTGTCCATTGAAGTTGTACCACGTGCATCCCAAAAACGTTTACCAGTTTGATTTTTATATCCGCCAGAGAAATATTTATCTTTTTCTAGTCTTCCACTTGCATCTTGCATCAAATATAGATAAAGTCTGCTTTCCCTTTTTTTTGCAATGTTTTTATCATTATAGGCATTTTCGATTGTATAAGCATAAAACTCTGGTATTTTGTATCCACCTTCAGCGTATATCCAATTGGCTCTATCTAACATTTGCGAATGAGTCAGCCCTGTTTTTTCAGTTAAATTAGTTATTTTGCTCTTATCCATTCTTATTTCGGCAGTTCCTTTACCAGTATTATGAATTTTATAGCCATCATTTTCAACTATATATACTTTGTTTTCAGGTAGGCCTTCATTGCCCAAATAACGACCGTCTTTTGAATAGAAGTCTCCAGAATATTTATAATTTGGATCAGTTAATTCAGATTGATCATTTATTGTATAATAATCAATATTTGAATCTTTTTTAATTAAAGATCCAATATTCTCATTAATAAATCTCTCCATTTCACTAGCATTTTTATCATCTTCGATCTGCTGACGCCAAATGCCAAGCATAATTCGTCTAAAACGGGCCATTTCAGAAGCACTAGTATCTTTTAGTTCTATAATATGTTTTCTGGTACTCATTAGGATGGTTTTTTATGAAAGGGCAAAAAGGTATTTACTATAGAATTTCTATTTTAACCGGTTTTGGCTGAATATGATCTGAGAATGCTGTGGTAATATTAAGACGTAAATCGTCTTCTTGCTCAATTTTGGCATCACCGCCCAAATAGCAATTTTTAAATAATACTTCAAGCGCTTTAAATTCATCCATTTTTGAAGCTTGTAATACGGCTGAACGAATACTGATATCCGGTTTTTTGAAATAGGCAAATAAGATTGTTTCGTCATCATCTGCAATGGTGAGTTTAATTACTTTTTTATGTTTGTATTTCCATTGGTTGAGTTGTGCCTGAGTAATATTTCCGTCAAGAACGTCGATATTTTTTGAGTTTGCTATTTCCATTTTTAAACTTATTATGGGTTGTATGATAGAGGTAAGTTGATGTCTGATTTAGTGGTGTCTTTTTGTTGTTTCTTAGACACGGGTAAAAAAGAGGCTGCCTGAGTTATTTTTTTTGAGTTGAATAATCTCAAAACAGCCTCTTGAAGTAGGTTCCCTTTTTAAACGGACTAATAAAGAGCTTGTAGAATAAATTTGCTGGCAAAAATCATGTTCCAGGAACTCCTTTTTTGCATAACGCAATAGAATTGGGTTTCTCTTTTAAGTCGGTTTTAGAGGGGAATGGGGATTATAATTTTAGGAATTTATCAGGATGATTAATTCCATTCAACGTGAGAACAAATCAAGTCAAAAGAAACTGCAATTTTAGTATCTCCCTGACTAATTCCTCTGCTGTTTGAGTTGAATTCGCAGTTTCTTACTGTGTGTGTAATTACTTCGTTGCTGTCATCAAGGTAACTCACAATGATGCTAAACGGATTAATATCCTGCAATCTTTGCCCTTTTGGTAAAGCTGCCAAAATAGCTTCGACTTCGTAGTTATATAAAGTAATTGACGCTTTTGCCTCATATTTTCCTCTGCCTCTGTGTACCGGCATATCTCCGGCTCCGTAATGGTTTTCTTTAGAAACTGAGTCACTATAGTTTACAGCTGTGATTCCGGTAACGATGTTACCTGCAATACTTACTTCGATAGATGACCAGCTGTGTTGTTGTCCGTTAATTAATGGTAATTTATTCATATGTATCTTGATTTGTTTTTTATTAATCCTGATAACGCTCAGGAACTATCACCTTTGTTTTTAAACAATTGAAATGTGGTAATATTATTGATGAAATTTTATTGTTTTTGAATTATAAGAAATTCAATAAATTATGCTTTTTCGATTCCAAAAGGATTTTTGAACCCTAAATCAACAGTAATTTTACGGGCAGTTCCAATTGGTGTGATTTCTGCTTTTACTTTTAATTCTGATGTTGCCAAAATGTTTTGTTTTGGATCTACATACACATCAAAAGCAGAAACTTCCTGATTAGCTACCATTCCTTCCAGAGCACTTCTGCATAAGCCTTCAAAGCTTTTTGAAACGGATTGTGGCAATTTTCCATCAATGTCTACTAAAACCGGAGAAGCTAATTTTGGTAACAAAGCAGTACGCAATAAACGGGTTGCTTTATTGATTGTACGGTTGTTTTCTACATAAGCAAAGTCAGATGTTCCTGTAGTACAAGTGTGGCTGTCATTAAAATAAACACCTGCTAAGCCAGTATGCGTTTTTGCAAAAATGAATCTGTTATCGTTTAGCTCACTTAAAGTTCCAAGGGTTTTAATTTCTTGTCCGCCAATGAAACCAGCTTTTGAAAAACCTTCACCGGTAAGATTGAATTTTTCGATCCAGGCAATGTTTTCAGATACTTTTGCTCTTGATACAGCTCCTAACGCAAGTCCAACTGCTGCTGTGTTTTTGTATACCTCTCTAAAAGTGAATTCAAGAAAAGCGCCATCTTCTTCTTTGTAACCGTCTTTAGTTTTTACGTTAAAAACATTTGTGTCTTCTATTCGGGCCAATTTCTCCCCGGGAGCCAGATTGTAAACCGTATTATTGTCCTCTCTCACTAACTTTTGTTCAAGCGCTTTCTCGACATCCATAGCAACTACTACAGATACGTTTTCTGCGTTTAATTCGGCTAAACTAGTAGCAGAGTCAGCATCAAATCCTTTTCCTTCAAGGATAACTTCAAAAGGAATGTAATCTACGTATGCAAGCTCAGTTTGCGTTTTTGCTACAGCCGCAGCGTCTAAAGTATCTTCAAATGTTGCCGCTCCAGAATATATAATTGCCATTTGACGAATGTTTCCGTTTGCTTTTTCCTGCATTTCTTTTGCTTTTCCTGCAATCTCTGCGTATGAAGCTCCTGTAGATGCCATGATGTACAAGTCTCCGGAAGGGTTCATTCTAAAAAATTGTTGAATTTGGTAATACGCTGATTGTCCATTTACATCATAATCAGCAGTAATTCCTAATGCTTTGGCATCTTCTAGAGAAACCAGGCGCTCAATTTTGTTTACTGTTAATTTTGTAGTTGCAACACCGTCAAAAAGTAATCCTGAAACCATATCCTGGTCTGGATTTCTTCTTCCTAATCCGCCTGATAGTTTGTTAATCACTACATCGTTTAATGTACTCATAATATAAATTGTTTTAATTGTTTAAAATTTGTTTTTGGTTTTTGCCTGAAAAAAGGCAAAAGAAGGACTGTAACAAGTTGCTAAGCTTATTATTATCAATGATTTAATTTTTAAGAAAAAGTATTCGTAATCTGGAATCCAAAAAGTAGATTGGTATTTTTGGACGGTTTATAAAAACTGGTTTTTCAATTGAATTTTGCTCTTGGCCAAGAGATAAATTTGCTTTTGATATCGGGTACAAATTTAAGGTTCAAGGTTGCTTTTTCCAATTTTTTTGGTTGTCAAAGCCAGTAGTTTCAGTGTTTTAAGCTCGGGCCTCTGTAGCGAGTCCTTCATTTATAATGGTATAAATAGTGCGCTCTGTGAGGAACAAAGTATCCGAAAGTTCAGATACCACAACTTTCATTTGTTTAGCTTGATTTCTATTTAGGTAGTTGATCACATAATCTCTCCTTTTGTCTAATAGTGTTCTGCTTCTTTTCATTTTTGGGGTTTTAATAAGGATGGGTTAATTTTATTTAAGATCTGGTTTTGTATGCTGTGGTATTGTTATGCCATTTATCTGTAAATTAATAGACCGTTTAGATTATCTTGTGGTATCTAACTCTATATTTCCTTCAACTTGATTAGGGTTGATTCCTATTATTCCGGAAGTCAGGTCATATCCCAATTCTTCTAATGCTTCATTACTTAAGCCATTATTAAAAAGGATATATTTCTTTTTTAGGATATTTTCAATTAATGTTGTTTTATAAGTGATCTCCCAAATAAAATGGTCATTTTTATTCCAGTAAACTTCCTCGTTATTGTATTGCTTTTCTTTTACTTTAAAAGTCGAATTGGTATCTATAAAAGCATTATTGCTCGTTGCAGACAAGACGGCTTTGTCTAAGCGATGTGCCATTTCGAATACTTCTTCATAACTTGTAGAGGAAGCAGAACCAATAGGTAATACAATGTATAAACAAAAAGAGACATCTGCTTTATAGTTTTTCTCAGACGATGTTTCCCATGAAATAGAATCATATTTAAACATTACTAAAGGCGCTTCAATAGCAGTTTTAAAAACAGCATCACTGTAAAGCTGTACTGTTGGCGCATTCGTTGAAAACTCCGTTTCGATTGCGCTCTTTTTCTCGTTATAAAATTCTTTTAAAATCATATGATGGATTATTTTTTACAAATATACAACATATGTTTTAAAATATACAACATATTGAGACAAAAAATGCAATAGTTTCAGTAATATGATTTGCTTTTTTATGCCATATGTTCTAGTAATACAATAAGAAAGAGGTTACAATTGTATTGAAAATCAGTTGTTTTATTAAAAAAATATAAAAGAGTGCTGTTATTTGCATTATATTTTTTAGTTTTGCAACATATAGTGGAATGTTTGATAATATTCAAAACATATTACATAAAAAAAATAAATGCAATTATAACATGGAAATACATACTAAGATAAAACGTATTATAGACGAGATGAAGTTAAACAATAACTCATTTGCGAAATTAATAGGAGTTACAAGTACAACAATTGATAGTATCACGATTGGACGATTGCAGGCAGATGGAGATAGAAAAAGAACAAAACCTGGATTTGATCTCCTTCAAAGTATAATTAAGCACTGTAACGTAAATCCGGATTATTTTTTTGGAGAAAGTGATGAAATATTTACTACTAAACCCAATGCTGAAGTTGGATTGCATTTACCAAAGATTATTACGGTAAATGAAGCTGGAGAAGAAAATATTAATTTTGTTGGAGTTAAGGCACGTGCGGGATATTTAGACGGTTATGCTGATCCTGAATACATGGAAAGCCTTCCTTCGTTTAGTATGCCAATGCTAAAAAACGGAACGTATCGATGTTTTGAAATAAAAGGGAACTCAATGTCGACAACGATACATGACGGAGATTATCTTTTTGGAAAATATGTAGATAATTTTGATGATATTCTTGACGGAAGAATTTATGTAATCATCAGTAAAAATGATGGAGTAGTGGTAAAAAGGGTTTTAAATCGAATTAGGGAAAGCGGAAAATTAATCCTGAAATCTGATAACAGAGACGGAAATTACCCCATGTATTCTATTTATGCCGAAGATATCCTGGAAGTTTGGTACGCAAGTATGTATGCCTCTAAACAAATGCCGGATCCTATTAATATTTACGAAAAGATTCACGATCTTGAAAGTAAATTCTATGAAATGGAAGAAAGTTTGAGAAAAAAACTGAATTAAACTAAAAAAAGAGAAAATTTCAGTTAACCTGAAATTTTCTCTTTTTTTTAGTTTTTCAATTATTTAGTTCTTGTATTACGATTTTCCGATCTTTACTAGGTTTAACATGAATAGTATCTTTATTAAAAATTAAACCTATATCACCACTTAATGCTTTTGTAATATTATCTTTATTCCAAATTTTTTTTTCTTTTTTTCCTTTATCCGAAATATTTTGAGAAAAATAACTTGTACGAATTAAAAATGAAAAAACATTCCCTTTTCTTATTGGAGCTTTCCACAATTCATAAGAAAAATAATTTCTATCTTCCTTTTTGATTGAATATATTATAAATTCTCTTAGTTCTTTATTTTCAAACTTTTTAGCTATAATTGAGTCATTGACTTGAATATCTATAATTACACCTGGCTGTTTTTCGTAATCTAAGTCGATATACTCGATTTTCTCTATAGAGGTAAGAGGTTGTGTTTTTTTATCTTTGCTGCAAGAAACAGCTAATAAAAATAAAAATAGAAATGATATTTTTTTCATAAAGTGATGTTTTTACCTGGTACATATTCAATAAATCCTTGATAATCTTCCTGTTTTCCAAATGCTTTTTTAAAGTCATCTTTATACATGTTTGAGCTTGCTGGAGTATTAAAATACATTCCAGCTTTAAATCGAAATGACACAAAAGGCCAATTTTTGTCAACTAGAGTTTGATGAGTATATGCTCTGTTTTCTGAATTTATCTTGGTATTATTTTGTAAATCTTTTATACAATCTTCAAGATGTTTATGTTCATGTGCACAAATACTCATAATGTCATAACCGGTGTCAAAATTAAATCCAAGATGGGAATAACAGATGCTTATTTCACCTTCAAATTTTTTCAAATAATCAGAATAATTAGTATATCCTCCAATTCTGGTTATTGCAAATCCGGTGCCTTCGAGTTGAAGTCTTCTACCTTCCGTATATTTATCATTTCGTCTTTGAATTTCAGCCTTATCTAAATGTCTGTCTAAGTCATCTGCATCTGTAATTGTTCTATATTTTAATTCATTCAAATTAAAACCTGCCTCAGTATAGTAATGATTAAAAATTCTTTCAACGATTTTTGATTTGGTTTCAATTGATAAATCAGTAATTATAGTTCCGTATTGACCACCAATTTTACTGTTTACTATATTGCCTCGCCCATCAAAGGATACTTGTTTGTCATAAAAATCTTTGGGAAGATTATTTCTGGAATAGGGATTTTTTATAAAATCCCTACCCAAAATATAAATCTCTTTTTTGCTTTGTTTCGTTGAACCCAAATAATTTCCAGACACATCAAAAAAATCTCCTTCTACTGGATTACTAATTTTTAAAGAAACTTGTTTAAAATTAGTATTACCACTAATTTCTTTTATTTGAAGTGTTATATCCATGTTGTATTTTGTTTTGGTGATTCGATTTCTATAATTTCTTTCAACTCTGCAAAACCATTTTCATTGACTATTCCACTTAAACTAATTTCTTTAATACCTTGATTTATATCTTTACCATCTTTTTCATCTACAATTATAGTGATTGTTTCTCCGGCTTCATAATTAATAGTTTTAACTAAAAGACTTATTTTTTCATTATATGAGGCATTTTTTATATTGTTTTTAAAATCTCCAGTCATCCAGGAAGCACTTACAATTTGCTTTGTTTTTATGATTTCCGAGGCTGAATAATTATCAAATATAACAGTTCTAGATCCAGTTTGTTGTGGATCTGTTATACTAATCTCCCCTCCAACATCACATTTTAAGGTTGAGGTTTGTAAAAGAGCTTTTTTATCTCCTTCGAATACATTACTTGCAGGTGTTTCCCATTTAGTCAATAAAGCAGGTTTACATGCTTTTTGAGTTATTGAACAGAGTCCAGTAAGAGGAACTTCGAAAGTTAAATCACTATCAGTAGCCATCAATTTTTCCTGAATAAAAATGTTGCTTTGAGATTTTACTTCTAAAACGCCTCCTGTAGCGCCCTTATTGCAGACGCATAACGCACCGTTGCATACATATTTGGTAGCCATAATTTAATTAATTTTTACTTTTTCTCCGCTTATAATAGTATCTCCTGTGGCATTTATATTGATTTTTTCAGTCGATTTCAGATTAATATTTTTTGCTTCAATGTTAATATCTCCTTCGCTTTTTAAAGTAATGGCTGTTTTTCCTTTCAGTTCGATTAAATTCTTATCGTTTTTCCTTAATTGGATACTGTCATTCTCACTATTTAATTCAAAAACTAATTTTTCAGCTTCCTGATCATCATATAGTAAACCAGAAATTTTATTCTGATCTATTGTGATAGTACTTTGTTTTTTACCTTCTTGATTATTTAATTTTAAGGTAGCTTCTCCTTGTCTAAGAGTGAATGCCACACGTTCTTTTACTTGCTTGTCTTTAATCGAATTAAAAGTTGTTGTCAAGCTCTCAGATGTAAAATGTGTAGTTGCCAATGGTTTTTCATCGTCATCAAAGTAGCTTACCTTAAAGTTTTTATCTTTGTTAAATTCGATTTTAGCTACATCAATAATTTTTGTTTCGTCGGTTTCTGTTATTATGTCAGTTTTTACATAACGAATTTGTAATAACTCGCCATCGCTGCTATAATCAAAAAGCAATTTTGGTTCATTTGTTCCTTGAATTCTTCCCATAAGTCTTTCAACTTCAGAAAATTGCGAAACAAACGCTCTCGTTTCTACTTTGTCAATAATTGTGGCCAAAACCCAGCTGTCTTTTTTAGGAATGGTAATAATTCCTTGTTCTACATCAAGGATTGAAGCTTTCAATCTTACGTTTTTAAGTATGGCGCCATCAGCGCGCATAATATTTACCGTATAAGCATCATTTGTATTATGAGGTGATTCTGTTTCCTTATTTATTTCGATGACTTTTGCCGCAAAAGTTTCAATCAATTGATTTTTATTGGCGACATCTTTTATTAGATCTGTTATATTTCCCATTTTTGTTTTTTTAAATTGCTTCTACTCTTCGTCCTATAAAAATCCTTTGTCGATAACCGCTTTCGCCAAAACTTCGTTCTACTTTTTCGACCTGAAAAGTGCCGTTTTTTTCTTTATCCTTTGCGTTTTCAAGAATTACCTGATCTGTAGGTCGTACAAACGGTTCTCCAAATGTTAGAAAAGAACCTTCAAACCCGCTTGGTTTAGATTCCATTGCTCTTAAAGCAGCATATTGATACAATTCTGAAGCTATTTGTGTCGTTGCTTTTTTGAAAGCAGTTGGATCATTTGGCAAATCATCCGTATCATTATGTAAAACATGGGTTTTTGTTAATTGCCCGTTCGGATCGCCCAATTCAATATAAATTGGAGTGTTTGAGTTTTTAAAGTATTTTTCTACTCGTAAACGTGTATTTTTTGTAGACTCTTTGACCACAACTAATTTATCTTCGATAATATTATAACGAAACCTAAAACGTACTTGTCCTAAAAAACGATCAGAAAGGGATTGAGTGGCTTTACTTAATTGAGCACTTAAAAGAGAAATCCCCTGATTAATCAACTTTTTTACAAGTGCTCCTGCTAACGGACTTTTAATAAAATTTCGATCTATAAAACCGGCTAATTCAACTGCAGTATGTTGCTGCGGATTATTAGTAATTGTAAGTACTGGCGCAGCATCTTCGATTTTAAAATAAGTAAATATTCCTTTTTCTTTTAGCATCTCAAAAACCTGGGCAAGACTTTGGTTTCTGTTGATCATTATATTTCCTAATTCTTCGTCAAGGGCATTTACTTTAAAAGGTAATTTCAATTCTTTGATTCTCTTTTCGAAAAAGGTTTTTGGATTAAAATTTTCGACATTCGTAGTTGGATTTGTAGCCACAAAATTCAGAGTATCATTCTTATCCTGAACATCATCATCTTTTACTGCCTTTACTTTTTTAAAAGCATACATTGCATCTTCGCAAGTTATTACAGCATTTATATCAGCTTGTACTCCTGTAATATAACCTCTAAAAGCAGGTTTGTAATCTCCATCATAGCCTAAAAATATTTCTATGAAATTTTCGAGTTTAAAAAAGTCATGAATTGTTTTTTCGGTACCGTTTGCAATTGTAAACAAGCTCTGATCAAATCCTTTTGTATCTGTATATACTTTTTGAGGCATTACAATAGTGGCTGTATCAGTAAGGGATTTGTATGAACTGCTTATGTCTACATTTTTTACATAGGTAAATTCATAAAATTTAGGAGTTGGGATAAGTTTTACTGTCTCGTAAACTCTAATTTTAGCATTTAGTTTAAGCATTGTCTCTAATTATTAGTTCTACAGTTTCATCTGATGTGGCGCTGGCAGTAAATTTTTGAATGTTTTTTGTTCCAGAAATAGAAGGAATAGAGTAGGAGTCTATCACCAATTCATAAATACCAAATCGGTTCAAAATCGCATGCGTTACTCTTAAGGCATAAGGAGCATTCAGGAATTGTTTCAGTAAAAAAAGTTTCTCCTTTGGATATTCATCTCCTGTTTCACTGGCGATTAATCCTTCTATCGAAATGCTGAAATCACCATTTGTAATATGTTCCTTAATAGTTGAATCTCTTCCTTCTATCCCTTCTTTTTTTATAATTTTTGAACGATTCAGATTAACCGTAACAGCATCTATTCTTAGAGAGGGTAAATTTAGATCTGTTTTTATCAGAGGTTCAAAAACCAAAGGAGCAAAAACCCTTAGATTAAATTCACCTCCGGTTTTGTCGATAATAAAATCTTTCGACTCTGATTCGTTATAATTTATACCGCTATATTCAGTGTCTTTTGTATTTAAAATTTCGTTTACATTAAAATTGAATTTCATAATGATTTATTTTTTGTTTTTTAATTTGAAAATGTTTGTGCAAGAGCTGTCATGAAGGTGTTTTCCAGTCTTTTATCGTTATGTTTTTGCAGCCAAAGAGCTTCTTCAAGTAGTTTATAAAACTCATCTATTGATAATTGATACGGATCTACCTGAAACGCATGACGAATAAGCGCAGCAGATTTTTTGAATTCATCTTTTTTTGGCGTCGAATCGATGGTGAATTCGCTATCGTTTTTGACCATTGCTACAATAGAATTTCCTGCCGAAAGCATAAATTCATCATCATAATTTTGCTTGTCAAGAACACATTCCTTAAATAAAAACAAGATCGCTTCATGCGGATTGTCTTTGTATTTATTTTGATACTTTATAAATGTGTTAAAGGATGGTTTCTTGCAGTAAGTAGTTGTTAATTGATCATCAGAAGTCAGTTTTAATACTGTTCCGTATTTTTCTTTTAGTTTTTCTATGGCTATTTCGTCTGGCATTTTTTAGGGTTTTAGATTTTGTTTTTTTTGTGATGCAGAATTGTGGGTTGAAAGCTTTAGAATATTTAAATACTGCTGTCCCTGCTTTCTTTTTTTATAATTTCGGTCAGGTTTTCTCCTTTTTCGGATAGATTTAAAGGCGTGATATTAAAACTTTCTATAAAAATGCTTCCTTCTGATGCTTGCATTAAAGGATTTTTAAAATTACTCATGTCTGGTGTTTTAGGTGTTTCTCCTAAATCTCTGGGTGTATAATCCATGATTAGTTATTGTTTAATTGTTACTATGATTGCTAAAAGTTATTTGTATAGTTGAGGTGCCCACTTTCACAAATATTTTGAAAGCAGTAATTTTTTTTCGCCTTTCAGGCAAACCAATTGTTGGAATTAGAGTATGTAAAAATACGGCGGAAGAGTGTGAAAAACGAAAAAATGAAGGTCTGTATTCAGTAGTTTCAGTAAGAAAAAAATGTTTGTAAATTATTGTTTATCAGTGTTTAAAAGTTTTTTTTGTTCAGATAATCTATTAAATATTTTAGAATAATTACAATCATGTTTTTCTCAAATACGCAGAAGCAAAAATACCCAGGAAGCCAGAGAATTTATATTCTCAGGCATCTTGGATGTTTATTTTAAAATGGTAATGAATTGTTTTTATGCTCTAATTATAATTTCATTTTATGGCAAAGGAGTTGCATATGTCTTAACGGTTAAAACATCTAATGCATCGCGCTCTTCATAGTATAACTTATGAGTGTATTTATTCATTTTAATTTGAATTTCATTTAAATCTGTTGAATTGGTGTAAATATCCCTTCCTGACACAGATGGCGGTGCATAAAAAACGTTGCTTAGTATATCATTAAATATGACATTACCCAATTTAGATCTGTTGAAGATTGACATTGAAAGCATGAGGCAATTATTAAATATTAATTTGCTGTTTTCATAAAATAATATTGAATACTCATTACGTTGATTATAATAGAAAAACAAAGTACAGTTGTTAATTTGAGAATTATTAAAATTATAATAAGTTGATGAACCGCCTAAAAGTACTTTTTTTAAAAATGAACCTTGTATGTTTTCTATTCTTAACCATCTAACAGAAGGATTAGGAGCACTACTATAATTATTAGTATTAACCCCAATTACAGAATTAAAAATTTGCGAAGAATTTGCTCCCTCAATCATGAAGTACGGTAATGACTTTATTTTACTAATCACGATTTCTGCCTTACTATTATCAGATGTGATATGAAAACTATCTAAAAATAAGCTTTCATATATTTTACTAAAAGTTCCGCTGATTGTAACAGAACATACAAATGTTGTATTGCTTAATACTTCAGCATCTATATTAGTATCAAAATTTATTTCACTTAAATTATTTTGAATCACGGTATTGTCAAAAGATCCGGAAACCTTCATCATTTTAATATTGACGGGTTGATGATTTTGATCTATTTTAAAGATTGTAAAATCTTTGGCCTGATCATAAGAACTAACCTCCATTGTGAAATCAATAATCTTTGTGTCAGCATCTATAGCTAATGATTCACTATCTAAATCTGACGCTATATAAAAACGTTCAGTTGTTGTTTTAGTTGAGTTTGTCGCTGTAAATTGGTAAACACCAGCAAATCCGGTTAACGAAGTAACTGGTTGATCTTGATTAAGTATTTTTAAAATTGAATCAGCAGAAATTTTCCATCTGCGATAGCGTTGCACTCTCCAGTCAATTTTTAAATCAATATTAAGAGCATTATTGTATCGTCTTAATATTGTGCCTTTTGTTGCAACATTGCCTGCAACAGGCAATCTATATTCGATAATATCGTCAGGATATGTGATTGATTTTCCTTCTAATTCAAATTCGTTGCTGGATTTTGCCCTTAAAATAATTGATTCTAGCTGAACTCCAAGGTTTTCATCTGCTAACATATTCATATACTGCGTACCATTATGTACTTCAGTATTTAATACTCCTCCGGGGCGTATTACAGGTTTTCCGTTAGAATCGTTAACAACTAAATTATCAGCAATTCCATTAGAATATCTGGGCATTGAATATTCAAATTCTAATCCTAAAACATTTTGCATTCCATTAGCAAAACGGAAATAATAACCCATATATGAAAGGGAAACAGTTGTGCTTGAACCAACGGTTAACGCCCCTGAATAACCGGCCGGAAGCTTACTAATTACCACAGTTTTGCCTACAATTAAATTTAAATCATATCCACCGTTTAGAGCAGCGTAATTTGCCGGAAAAGAATCAATTCGTTTTGTTGTTATTTTTGGAGCAGAGTCTGAACCGTTAATTGTATAAATGGTTTGAAAATCATTTATCAAATAATAATTACCCGGAATCAAAGAGTTAGATTCAACCAGATTTAAAATATCTTCAGTATTTAAATTGTTTTCGGTTTTTACAAATTCATTTACAAAATCATAAACCGTTTTTGAAGACGGATAATCATTGTTTGTTGATGATGAGGAAATGGTTAAGCTTTTATTTCCTAAGTTTTCCTTAGCATCCAGTGAACTTACCAGATTTGTTATGCTGCTTTGCGGGATTGTTTCGTCCTTGTGCCAAAAGCTTTGCCAGGTACTCCAGAATTGTTCCTGAGTTGGCTTTTTACCGGTTTTAAACCAGTTGAGAATGGTGGTGATATTTGTTGCCATATAAATGAATTTACTAGGTAATTGAATTTTAGATTTTGAAAAATTTAGATTATTACTCTTTAAAAAAGTACAGTTTTTGGGATTGTTTTTAAAAGGATGAGGCTTCAGATCTAAACCATGTATTAGGTGCCGTACACCAGTATATATAGCCCGCTACTAATCTAATTTCTCCTGGCTCTCCTGTATCAGTAGATGAGCTGGGAGCATTTGTCCCTATTTTAATATCTTTGGTAGTTGCCAGAGTATAGTTACCATTTGCTTTATTTGGCATAAAATAAGTTCCGTTACCACCTTCTCCCCATATTGTTGCGTGATTACCAGTTCCGTCAAGGAACTGTATATGACGGCTTCCGTAGTGACTGTGTTTTTCAAATGTACCAGATTCATATATTGATATAACTCCGGGACCTACAACCGTTCTTCCTGCTCCAAGCTCATTTATAATGTTTTGACCATTAGAAATTATTGGGTTTTGTGTAACGACTTGCTGTAATGTGGGGTTTGCTGCTATGTCATCTGTGGTTGCTAATGTCCCTGATCGTGATGGAAAATTAAAATCTAAAGGAGTTTCTACATTAGTATTAAATCGTATTGGTTTGTCAGCGACAGATCCAATAACAAATTGATGGTCATTTGATGGTAATAAAGTACCTCCATCTCCATATTTTAATCCGGACAATACTATAACATTGTTATTTGTATTACTTCTTCCTGCATTTATTCCTATACCTACTGCACCTGATCCAGAATTAAGATTACCAGAAAAAGATCCTAAAAATGTATTACTCATTCCTGAACTTGATTGTCCGGCATAAGTTCCAAACATACTTGAATAATAATTTTCTGATGCATATGCTCCAGCTCCAATACCAACTATTGTATTGTAATTGCTATTAGGTAAACCCTGTCCGGTATTGGCAGATCCTAAAAGTACATTGTTTCCTGGTGTTGGATTTATCCAGACGCCTCCTATATTGGCAGATTTGCCGGAAGTATTGCCATTTTCTAATACTTGATCTAATGTTTGTGAACTCTCAACACCTTCAATTACAATATTTCCAGTTTCATCTGCAAAGTTTCCGTTTACAGACAACGGCATAGTTTGGTATCCTGCTGTATTAGGTACATTTACGGTTAACGCCTCAGTAAGAAGGTCAGATCTAAGATTAAAAGAACCTCCTTGTCCCATCTTTAAGAACAGACCATTAAGATGACCAAAAAAAGCTTGTCTTGTTCCGCCATTAACAGAAAAATATAATTGTTCAGTACCAAAAGAAGATTCTGTTAAAACTTCTGTTTCATTTTGAGTAGTCAGATATGAACCATTGCTTGAAAACTCAGCCCATTGTTTGTCTTTAGTTGATATATATACTCCATAATCTTTTACATGAACTTGCTGTATTGATTCTTCTCCAATAAATATTTCTTGAGATGATCTATTACCATTTGTTAATACCTGATCTAAATTTTCTGATCCCACATCTCCTACAGATATATCTCCGGAACCTATTAAAGATTGACCATTGATTGTTTTAAAATCAGATTGTTCTGTTTTTGATTTAAGCAATTCATCAATTCCCTCAATATCTTTTACGGGAACTTTGTCATATTTATGTCGGAAGGAATCCCAAGTATCCCAAAATTGAGCTTGTGTTGGTTTTGAACTAGTTCTAAACCAGTTTTTTATCGTGTTTAATGTTTGTATTGCCATTTTTTAATTTAATTTATGTATTGTTTTTTTTGGGGAAACCTTTCAAGATATACCCAAGATCTTAGGAAATTTAGGCTCTTTAGAATCTTGGATATATTTGTTTAAATGAGATAAGAGTTTTTTTTAAATCTCAATAAATTTTTAAGTCTTTTTAGAATCAGTTTTTACTTTTCTTCTTTCGAAAATAAAGGTGTAATGCCAGGTAATGCAGCTGATAAAAACAACCCAAGTAATTTGATTCTATTGATGGTTATCAATGAAAAACCTGCTTCTTGCAAAAGATCGAACTTCGTGTCTATAAATCCTGTTAAGACAATTAATAAACTAACGATTACTGCAATTTTTGTTTTGTTCATATTTTGATTTTTAAGGAGTTACTTTTTTAAATGAGTATTCTATCCATCCTGTAGAGGTCTTTTCATACATGATAAATTTTGATGTGTCAGAAGGGTCTACAATTTGCGTTCTAACTTTAAAACCATTTGGGACATTTGTAAAGTCTGAATTTAAATTTGTTGCTGATATTGCTGTAGTTGCAGAACTGTCATAGGCAAACTCATCTCTTAAGGCCAATTGACCGTTATTATCAGGCATTGTGACAAAAATTTGTGTGCTTGATCTTTGCGTTGAAGATTTTGATAATTGAATACATGAACCTCCTGATAAAAAAGACAAAGCATTATTTCTTAAATAAACTTTTCCGGATGAACTCTGTGATCCAATCTCATTATTCTTCATGTAAGTTGAAGTTATATGATCATTACTTTCTAATTTAAAAGTTTGTGTTCCGGTAACAGTACCATTTGTAGTAACCATTGTTCCTAAATCATCTGTAGAAGCCAAGGTGTATTCTCCATTTACCTTATCGGGAAATCTATAGGTACTTGTTTTAGTGTTGTCTTTTGTTGGTGATCCTTTTAATCTTACATTAGTTATGAAACTATCTGAAATTTCGTTGCTAAAACTAATTCCATCATTGAAAACTTGTGTAGCATTATTTGCTCCATAAACATGTATTCCATTATATAGCATAAAAGCACTATCGATATAACCTGTATTTGGAGATTCAAATTTTAGTAGTTGCCCAGTTCTATCTGTGCTTCCTGATATTAGCACTTGACTTAAATTAGGTACTTGGTCTCCACCTTCTGAAATTTCAATGTTACCGCTTGAATCAGCAAAGTTCCCATTAACAGATATTGGTAAGGTGTGAGTATTGTAACCGGAAATAGGTTTTGGAAATTTTAATTCTAATTGGGAATTATTACTTTGTGGCCATGTAGCATTCCCTTCTAACCAATAATTTATACTTGAGTCAGAATAAGTTGTCTGAGCAGATCTTCCTTCATTGCTTTGAGATTCTTTTTTATAATATTGAAAACCTCTGTCTGGATATATAAAACAGTAGGCCGTAAAAGGATTATCAGAATAACTTGCTCCATTTGTTGGATAACTGGAGTTGATTATATATGGATTGTTTATATCCCCAGATCCGTTGATCGTTATGTTGTAACCAGCTGTAATATGAGTTGATGAGCCAGCTCTGAAACTGCTTTTAGGTACAAACTTCACAATTTTATCTTTGCCCCATACAAGTACACTATCGCTGGCAAATCCTTTGTTTACTGTGTTAAGTTGTAGTGGTTTAGTTGTAATCTGATTTTGTGCATCAGCCACCATCCAGATGATTAACATGCACAGTATAATTGCTTTTTTCATATTGATTTGTTTTAATGTTTATGCTTATTTTTCTACGTTTGGTATTATAAATTCTTTCGAATCGTCAAAATCACCAATAGTATCTCTTAATTTAATAATAGTGCCAGGAGTTAATTCAAGCCATTGTACCGATGTTTTTGGGTAGGAAGCACTAAAATATTCTGCTGAAAATTCGAATTGTCCCGGTCTTTTAGACATAAGTGTAACTCCATTATATGTTCCACAGCTATAATCCCTTTGCAATATTTCATCATTAAGCTCATAAATTATAAAGTCACCATAGTTTGGATCGTTATAACCGAATGTTATAATTTTTCCTACACTATTATTTGATTTAGTAAAACTGCTCATCAAACTCGTATCTCCGCCGTAATAAGTTGCTTCGTTAAGGAAATTACCTTCACAATATCCTATTACGCTATCACCAACTTCTAATTCATTGGCTGTATTTGGATTAACCTTAAAAATTAAAAACTGTCCGGACGGAATAATTTTATCTCCGGCTAATAATTCATCAATTCCTTCAATGTCTTTTGCAGGAATTTTTTCGTATTTATGTCTAAAGGAATCCCAAGTATCCCAAAATTGAGCCTGTGTTGGTTTTAAACCAGTTCTAAACCAGTTTTTTATGGTGCTTAATGTTTGTATGGCCATATTTCTTGTTTTTAGTTAATTAGATTATAAATTTTGCTGAAAACCAACATTTTTCAATGGTTGATCAAAAGAATATTGACATTTATTCTTGTCTGGAATTTTTGGCATTTTTCTCCTGCCTTTCGATAATAAATAATCCATAATGGCTATCGTTTTTAGTTTGATTAATATATAATGTGGTGATTGTTTTTAAGAAAATAACAGCAGAATTTGCAAATAAAAATTGCATAAATGTTACTTTTTTGAGGGTGTAAAAGTAGAACAGAAGAATAGAAAAACTGCAAAAAAAAGCCTTGTGAATTCGGTAGTTTCAGTAAGTTGTATTTCTGCTGAAACTACTGAATACAAGTGTTTTAAAATTTAGAAAACCTAAATATTGATATTACTTTTACACTCAGAAAAACACCTAGCGATGAGTAAAAATTCAATTCACAATTTCAATCTTTCAATAAAAAATACTGCTGATTTAAAAAGCTCAGAAGAACTGACCAATGCAATTATAAAAGAGTTAGCCAAAGTCTCCAAAGAAATGAGCCAGCAAAGAGATATAGTGCAGGAATGGCAAGAGCAAAATAATAAAAATACTACCGCAATCGAAGAAGGCGCTGCCAATACCACTGCTGAAACTATCAAAAAAACAGCAACATCGGTTAGCAATACTTCTTCGGTTTTTGGAGAAACAACTTCAAGCGCTCTAATCGGGGGAGGCGTTGCTGATAACACTGGAATAACAACAATGAGTTCTTCCTCATCAGGCAACATTACTCCTCTGATATCAGGAGCAGGAAATAATACATTAAACTTCAGTAACGGTATTACTACGCAGACCTATGCGGGTGTTGCTGTAAATCAAACCTTAACAATACCTCAAACAAAGAGCAATGAACCTACATTAGAAACTATTAAAGCAGAAATCAAAAAGAAATTAGATGCTGCTATTGCAATAAAAAATACTGAAGAAATAGCATATTGGAGACAGATTACTATGGCTTTTAAAAAAGGAGCCACTGTTCAGGATTTTAATGGTAAAAAGGATCATGAACTTTTTACAAAAATGTATTTTGGATTGCAAAAATGGCGTCTCGCTACAATTGAAGAGCCTGCAATTAATAATATAAATTGGGGAGAGACAAGCGAATTAATGATTCTGAAATTATTGCAGTTATCAAAGGAAGAAACAAATGAAAATTTGAGAATATATTATAAAAGGATGATTAAAGAAATTAAAAATCCTGATATAAATGTCCAAAAGCTATTTTCAGAACATGACGAATTATTCTTATTATTAAAATCAGTTTTCCCTAATTTGCCTGGCAAAATAACTATTCAGACCCAAAAAGTAATATATCCAAACTTAAGTCCTCAAAAAATGTACCCTAACATTGGGTTAGAAGACATGTATTTTATTTGGTCAGGAACATTGTTAGATGAGGTAGAGATTAAATATGGTATAGGTGAAATAGAAAGTGATATATTTTGGAATTATCCCGCATTAAAAACCGGTGAATGGTATGACTACGACAGAATTGATAATCCAACCAAAGAAGGATCTACTTTTTGGGATGCATCCTTGTATAATACCCTTAATGGTCAGCATTATTTATATCATACAATTGCGCAGCGTCACGCGTATTATCAATTCGTTGATGCTTATTTAAAAACTAAAGGTATAATATCTGAATGGTTTGATGCTGCAGCAAGAGTAACAATGGGGTCTATTAGAACTGCCATGGATGGTGAAATGGCATTAGGAGCACCAGAAATGCCTGTAAATCTCTGGTTCTTATCTGATGAAACTGATGATTTCTTAAAAGGAGGAAACAAATATTTGTTTGCTGATAATATGAATAATGTCAAACTACTTTTAGAAGGTAAAGGAAGTTTGAATGGAGAATTTATAGATGCCAAAGGAAATAAACAAAGTTTTAAAAATTTATCTCAGAAAGAATTAGATTTTAAATTGGTAGAATTTGAACAAACTCTAGTTCAGGATTATATAAATTCATCTTTTAATGATTTAAACAATAGTTTTCTGAAAAAATCATTAGATGAGGTTTCAGAAACTACTGGAAATAAGGAATTAGACGCTATTATTAAGCAGATTAATGAGAATTTTACACTTTGGATGGCTCCTGATATCACAGAAGATATTATGGAAAAACATTTTACCACAAACAAAAAGATAACTTTCAATTTTGCAAAATATGATGATAGGGTAAAGCTTGGGCAATTGATGGTAAAAGAATTGTATTATTTAAAACTGAGCGATACTTTTAAAGTGGATAATATTGATAAAATCCTGAAAGATCCTGGAAAATATAAAGTTGAAACGTTTGTGCATTTTAAGATTGATCCAAAAAAGGCAATAAAAGAAGAGTCAAAACATTTAAAAGAATACAAGTTACTTGAGCGTTTATCAAGAATAAAAGGTAAACTTAATGAAAAAGTAATCTATGTATTGTCAAATTTAGATGAGGTTGTTATACTTGTTTTGAATACTGGAATTTCTGCAATTGAAGAAGTAATATATTCATTAATAGATATTGGTGAAGAAGTAACAACAGACCTAACAGATCTTTATGATGAAATTAGGGAAGAATTTGAAAGAACGAAATTAAGTGATCATTATAGTGAAACATATGTTGATTTAATTAAAAATTTATATAATGAAATAAAAGAAATTAATGATATAAGAAAAAAAATAGAGGAAAAGATAGCAGAAAAAATAAAAGAAAAAAGAATAAAAATACGTGAAAAAATTAAGCAGGAAATTAGTGATTTACCTAATGAAATAGCTGGAAACGTATTGGCTAAAACTGCAAACCGAATTTATCCAGGAGTTAGAAGACTGGATCATGAAAACGAAAAACAAGCATTGTTTAGAAAAAGTTACGAAGCCTCAGTAGCTATTTTGCTTTATGAATTTGCAACAGGTACAGGACCAAAGGAGCGTAATTTCGATTTTTATCAACATAAATTTGCTCAGGCTATCTTACAAGACCGAATGATCCAGGAAATCATGGAAGAAACTTTAAAGTTATTAAGACAAACGAATTACGACTTTGTTAATAAACCTAATAGTAAAGAATTATTAATTAGTTTAGAATTTAGTCCAACGCTTACGTATGCTATCGAAAGTCTTGATAAACATTTCGATTCTAACCTTGCACAAATTTTTATCGGCGGAGCATTTGCTTTAGTACGTATAAACAAAGGGAAGTTAGAAGGTTACATTTATAATGAGACATCAAGAGAATCATTGGTACTTCATTTAAATGTTGGAAATATAAAACGTAACGACAATGGAATTGAAGAGCAAAGATTATCCACTATTATACAAAGGTTTTATTTTACTTTTGAATTGCCGTACAATATTAAGTAGTTAAAAAAAATGTTGTCGGCATAATGTAGGCTAAAATGTAAAATAAAAAATCGCAATTACCATTATTATAGGTAAATGCGATTTTTTTTTGTGGAGTCGCCGGGAATCGAACCCGGGTCCAAACAAGCAACTAAAGAGCTTTCTACGCGTTTATTTCCTGATTGGATTTTCGATGTTAAGCTAGGTCAGGAACAACCACTCAACACTTATCTTCTTAATTTCGATATCCACCCGAAGCTCATGGAAATCTAG